ATGCCTCTTTCAAGATTGCAAATTTCATAATTGGGTTTGCAATTGTGCTCGGGTCGCTGTTATAAGGTGTAACGAATGCAACGTCTACGCTAAATCCGTAGTGCTCCTTTCTGTTACGTGTCATATCCGCGGAAGCCGCGCCTGCGATAGCGTTTGCATCGCCTACACTCTCGTAGTAATAAGTTCCCACAGGAAGGTTTAGCATAGGCAAGGTATCAATGCCCCATTCGGTGCCGTTTGCCATTTCAGTTCCTAAAATTGCTTCGCGTTCGAATCTAGTAAGAACCCCTAAAGACCCACCGGCTACTGCAAAAGCGTTTCCGAAATCTCCAGCCGCATTCGCAATACGGTTCGTAAAGTGAAGCGTTTTATCGCTATACTGAAGAACTTTGTTTTCCGCGTTGTAAAGGCTACTTTCTGCCAATTTACGAATAACACTTTCCACGCCGCCGTTGCCTAATACGTGAATATCTCCGAAATGATCGTTTGCGGCTAACATTACGTCAATGTCTCCCATTATATTCTCGCGAAGGGCCCAAGGAGCCTGAACTTCGTTTCCTGTATTGGAATAAGACAAAAGGTCGGCGAAAACTTGCGTTCTCGCGGCGTTAAGAGAAGCCACGCCTGCGGTATCTAAAGTTGACCCCAACTTATACAAGTACTTTGTGAACTTGGCGTTAAAATCCTCTTGCATGCTAATCTCGTTGTTCATAAACAACGCGGGAACGCTGGTAAAACCCCAAGAATAAGTTGCGAAAGTAATATCGAACATTTGCGACGTATTTTCGTCGTCTGCGATTGTTACACTTCGAGTGTTTCCAATTGTTACGCCGCCGTCGTAGTCGATAACAGGCGTTTGAAGTACTCGGCCTATTGATTTTTCAGCCGCGTCTCTCAAAGCTGGCGTAAGTAGCCCCCCTGCTTGGTTGGACTGGTTCATAAACAAATCAAGCGCGCCGTATCTACTAGGGCGGGTTTCGTTTTTGTCTAAGTTGCTTTTTTCGCGGAGGTTTTGCATCCGCGTGTTAATTATTGACATGCTTTAAAAATTAAAGTTTATAACGTTGTGTGTTTCTTCACGTGTTACTCTTGCACGCAATATTATTCGGGGGCTAATGTACGTCTTTTTCTTGTTTCAGCAAATTTATAAAATTACTTATTATAGATTGAATAATTTTAGTACTATAAACCCCGTTTGCAAGCATTATAATGAAAAGGCCGTAGCTCATGGCAAAAACTAAATCAACGGCAGCAAGAAACCCCGCACCAGCGTAAAATAATACGACTACGACGTTTAGCCCTGTGGTCCAAGATAGCGCGACTTTAGTTAGCCGCCGCGTGTTTTTAGTAAACCCTAAGAGGTACTTAAATATTTCGGTGCATAGGATAGTAGCTACGACAGCCCAAAAAGTAAAGCTTATAAAACTTTCGTCGGTTAAGGTCAAAGTAACGGGACCCCCTGAAGCGGTCCCGTTAAATGGAGTTAAACAAATAAACAAAAGAACAAACTTAAAAATAGTTAAGGCTCTCATATCTTAACGCATTGGTAGTTTAGAAATGTTGTTTTCCTTTCTTAGCTTGCTTTGACCGTCTGCAAAATCTTGAGTCCCTTTTAAAAGGCCTTGGCCTAGTAAGTGCTTTACGATTATTCTATCGGCGTCGATCTGACTTTTTGCGTCGGAAAGGTCCGCGATTGTTATGGGGTTGGGGCCTTTGGGGTTGCCTGTTCCGCCGCCTTTTTGAACTTTAGCGACCTCTAAAACGTCCTTCAGTTGGGCAGAAATAAGCTCTTTCGCTGTGAAAGGTTCTAATCCGTTGGCGCTGTTTTTTGCTATGTCGCCGTTTTTATCGCGGAAGACCATAGTTTTTGAACCGTCTTTTTCTTCGTACCAGTCCGGCTTATAGGTACTTAATACCGTGGCTTTTGCTGAGGTTAAAAGCGTTTTTTGCACGCTGTCAGGGTATGCCGCTTTAAACTTCAGGCCTGCGGTAGCTTTGGAAATCTCCGCCGCTACTTTTATGCCCGTTATCGTATCTTTAAAGCCTGTTTTTTCGGTGTCCCATCCTGTTTTTTCGGTGTCAAACTGAAGCTTTAACGCGTCGAATTTGCTTTCTGCGTCCTTAAGCTTTTGGGCTACGGCTTCGTTTCCTTTGCCGTCTAGGATTTTTTGCTCTAAGCCCGCAATTTTGGACTTCTCTGCGGCTAAGTCTGCCTTTAAGGTAGTCGAACCTTTGGCCGACTCTTTAAAGTCACCTAAGACGCGTTTAAGGAAATCATAAGATTTTTCACCCTCGTTTTTGTCAAGCCCCGAAACCGTTTTAACGTCGGTTTCTAATCGGCCGTGAATTTCGCCCGTTTTCGCACTTATTACGGTGGCTTCGTCATTCGCCGAAAGCGTTGTAATTGCGGCGACTTGCTCCGCAGTTAACGTCGACAAATCCGTGTTTTCTTTTAAAAGTTTTTCAGTAAGCATAATTTTACTCTTGAATTATGTTTTTAGTAAAGGTAATTAAATAAAATATTTTGTCGGGTCCCAAAGTAAAGTATTGGTGTAGCCTAAAATATTATTGTTGTTTAAGTGCTGCGCCCAATCGGCCGCTTTAAACATTTGAACCGTCGGTTTGGATAGACGCTTTCCGTCAACCTGTGAAAATTTAACTCTTTCCAATCTTGCGTGGAAAAGGTGCATTTCTTTTTCTTTGGGTAGATAGTCGTTTGCCGACTCTTCCGTTTGTGGCTCTTCCCTTTGCGCGGCTTCTATTCTTTCCGCTTTCGTTTTGGCTTCCGTTTTGGCCTTGCCTTCAGCTTTTCCCGTGGTGGTGGTGGTGGTGTCCGCGTCTAGGTCGTTTTCGTTGCTTTTCGGGGCTGTCTTCTTAATGGGTCCCATACTCTAACATTTTTTTAGTTATTATATCAATCTTAGTATTAAAATCAAGCTGCGAACCGAATTCTACAATATTTGTGTTTTCGCGTTCGAAGCGGTCGACAAATGTACTAAAATTAATTTTAACTTTTAGCAAGTCTTTGGCTATCAATTCTTTGTCGTGAAGTTTTAAAATTTCGTCAAAGGTATAGTGTCGATAAGGTTCTAAATGCTTTAAAACAAGCATTCTTTGTAACTGGGTCGGGTTGTTCCTGTATTCGGTCGTTAAAATTTGATCGCTGATCGCGTCTAGTTCCGAATCGGAAGCGCCGTTCTTTTTGGCCTGCGCGAATTGTTCGTATAGGTTAGCAACTGAATAAATATAAAATTCGGTCCCCATACTTAAAGAGCTACCTAAAAAATTATCGCCATATCGAAGGGTGCAAATTGTGTCGTCTACAAACTTGCGCGCGGTTTCTAGGTTTGCTTTTAGGTTGTTTAATACGCTGCTCCGGCTCTCAAAATTGGCCGTTACTTGCATTTCGTTAATGCTTTCCTTTTGTTCTACGCTCCCACCAATACCGACCACCGAAGAAAAAATATCTTCGGCTATCCGTTGAACCTCTTCGACGTTGTAATCTAAACTATCGCGGTCAACCGTCGTAATCGTTACGGGTTCGCGCATGTCGGGTTCTTCTTTTGTGGGAACGGGAACTTCTATAAAGGACCCAACGCCCGCGACGCGTTTATCTGAGCAAACAGGGCACGGGTCGATAGTTCCATCGCGAAACACTTTGTAAACGGCGGAGGCGTCGCGTAGATAACCCCCATCGCAATAGTCGCCGGTTTCGTTGTTTTGGAAATCGCAGTCAGCCGCATAAGCCGAGTAGATAGGATAAGGCGCGTAAAGGTCAAGGTGCCGCTTCGAAATGCCGAAAAATAGTAGCCAATCAAGGTTAGCCAAATGGGCAGATAAAGGCGACTTCTTGACCACGGGCGCTTTTTGGTTTAGTTCAGTAGACCAAAAAAATTGTGCAGGGCAGTAGCCGAGTTCGTGCGTTTCGTTTATTAGCTCTTCGATTATTACGTCGTCGTCGTCGTTAAGTTGAAAAACTTTATACGATACGTCGTCGTAAGCGGCTAAACGGTTGCCGCTTTGCTTAAAAAGTATTGCTGTTATCGCGTCGTCTTTGTAGTCAAAGTCTAAAACGTTTTGAATATCTAAGAAATAAAAATAAGGCGCGGGAGCTTGACCGATTTGCTCCGCCGGAAGGTCCACAACTAAAACCGAATTAATCGCGGTTTTCATAGCGTCCCAACCTTTTTTTCTCCAAACTTGCGGCTCTTTTAGTTCTTCTTTTCGGTACTCTTCCCAGTCTTCGCGGTAAGAAGTTTCAGAAAATTTAAAATTGCTCGCGGGGTTCTTCCCGTCGAAAACACGTTCTAATTCGCTAAAAATCGAAGTGGTTAACTTGACGGTAGGAATTGGAAATTTAAAGAGACTAACAAAAATATTAAATTTGTCTTTTGGTATCAAAGTTCTGACCCAGTCCAAAAAATCGGTCAAGGGTTGCGCTATCTCTGAGGGGTCCACGTAGCTCTCAACGTGGAATCTTAGGCGGTTTTCGTGCTTAAATGCTTTCGCTATTATTCCCGCTTTTTGGGGTGCTTTTAGCCGCGCTTTTATTTCCTCTAAGGTTAATTCCATTGATACTATCTAATTTAAAAGCTGAGTCTTCAGGTAATTTCCAACCGCCGTTAGTTGGCATTTTCATTAACCTTTCGGCGTGGGCTAAAGTAAAACTTCGGCGGACATTGCCCGCCTGAAGTTCTACAATTGTTTCTTTTTTAGGCATCGCTAAAATTTAAGGTGCAACTAAATTGAGTGCATTAAAATCAGTAGGGGTCACAACGTAAATTTCGTCGGAGTAATTCGGGGCAAAGCGCCAAGAAATAACGTTCGAGTCTACGCCTTCCAGCCCGCCGAAAACTTTATCGCCTATAAACAAAGAGCTTAAAGGGATAGGGAAAAATTCGGTCGCGCTGGTATTGTCGTCGGCCAAGCCGATTAAGCGCCCGTATTCGTCAATCAAAAAGACGCCTACTTCTTCGCCTTGGTACTTTTTCATTTCTTTTATCGTGTCTTGCGAAGTTTGCAAGATCATGCCGGTAAAAGTTGTCGGCTCGCGGCCTATTGTGATAGGCACGCCGCCTAAAGTTTCATTTCCGCCGCCAAATTCACGGGCCGCGCCCGCTTCAAATACAGGGGCCTGAATAAACGGAGAAGGGACTGCTTTTGTGCCGTCCGCCGCTGCCATTAAGGCCGTCCAACTCGCTAAGAGCTTAGGGTCTTCGGAAGCGATAACCAATTTATTTTTAACCCCAGCCGCCGAAAAAACGCGCTGAAATACAACTTTTTGGATTTGGCCGATTGACTCGGGGCAAGCTCCGATAGGAATTGCGGCAATCGCATCGCCTAAAGGGCAGTTAATTAATAAACTCATTGGGATATTTTTAAAATTAAAGTTTTACCAGTTGCCGCAAATATACAATCTTTTTTAGTTAAAGGCCTTTTAAATTTTACGCGCTGTTTAATTCAGTCGCCGCGTGCCTCTTTTTTTCGGCCGCGTGTCGCCGACCATCATTGTAAGACAATCGACGTACTCATCGTGCGCGGCGTTGGGGAATGCCGTGACTTGCTCTAAAAAATCAGCGTTCCAAGGGCCTCTAATAAGCTTGACGCGTCCAGCTTCTAAAGTTGGCGAAGAGTCGTTTACCCTCGCGATTTTATCTTTTGCAGGCGGCTTCCCTTCTTTTATTCTTAACGAGGTTTCGCGCTTTAGCGTTTGCACTAGGGATTTTCCCGACGCTTTCGGCTCTACCTCGATAAGGCTTCGCGGTCCGTAGCCGTTGAGGTGCGCGAAGGCTGGCAGGGCCTTGCATAGTTCAGGAAATTCTAAATATTCGGTCTGCGCGGCGCGTATAATGAAACTATTTTCAAATTTAGCATAAGCCAAATAGCCCGACGGGTCATTTTTTTCGTCTTTAGTGTAGGCCGTATCGGCGACGAAGTGCCAAGGTAAAAAGGCGTATTTCGGCTCCCATTCTAAAATTTCAAACCAATCTTTTTTAATCATTCCGCCGTCGGGGGGTGCGGGGTTCTGTCCGTATTGGCCTGCGTAGCCGTAAGACCCTAAGTCTTCGAGGGCCTCAGCTAATACCGCCCGGCTAAGCCTTACCGGGTCTAAGAGCCCGCCTATATAGTTCGCCGCTAATTCGGGTGGTATTATGTTTCCATTGTTTTCTGCGGGCAGGCAAATGTGTTTTATGCGTTTTCCTTTTTTGCTTAAAAGCGTTCCTGTAACGTCTTCTTCGTGAAGGCGTTGCATAATTAAAATAGTTGGGGATATTTTGCGATCTACTTTTCGAGAAGAAAGCGTCTTTGTGTTAAACTCGTTGGCCGCTACGCGCTCCGCTTTAGACGCGGCTTGTTGGGGGTTCAAAGGGTCGTCAATTATAACTTGGTGCCCGTGCACCCCTGTAACCGTTCCATTCGTCGACGTTGTGAAGCGTTGCCCGCCTGCGGTGTTTCGATAGTCTGACTTTCCGCGTTGATCGCTTTTTAGCTGTACTTCAGGGAATAAAATTCGGTACTTATCTGAAGTTATTAGGTCGCGCGTTTTCATCGCGTGAGACAAAGAAAGCGCGTCCGAATAGCTAGAACCTACGACCCTCTGCGCGGGGTCAACGGTCCAAATCCACGCGTTATACATTTGGGTCGCGATCGTGGACTTCGTCGAGCTTGGCGGTATGTTTATAATTAAGTCGTAGGGCTTAGGCTTTCGCGCTACTACAAAACTATTTAGGTATTGCAGTTCGTCGCATAGGTACTTAATATGCCAATTCCAAACGGGCGTTTCT